AACGGTATGACTATGACGCTGCGGATGAACTGTTTACGCTTTACAAAGAACGTAATCAGGTTGTCCAACAGACTGCTAACGCAGAACTGGCGGCTCGTAAGAATACTGTGAAGTCTGCAAACACTGGTAACGCTCGCGGTTCCACAGAGGGGACAAGGAAGAAGGTCTATCGTCGCGCTGACATTGTAAAACTTATGCGAGATGACCCAGAGCGTTATCAAAGTCTCTCAGATGAATTGCTGAGAGCCTACGCCGAGGGTCGCGTTAAATAGCCTTAAAGGAGATTTATCATGGCTACAGCAACTTATCCCGGCTCGGCGGGTAATACCGCACTCACAGAAGCGGCAACTTTTGTACCAGAAATCTGGTCAGATGAGATTATTGCTTCTTATCAAAAAAACTTGAAGATGGCTCCCCTTGTCAAGCGTATCGCTATGAATGGCAAGAAGGGTGACGTTATTCATATCCCTAAGCCTACTCGTGGTGATGCCAACGCTAAGGCGGCTGATACTGCGGTAACGATCATTGCCAACACAGAGTCAGAGTTGCAGGTTACTATCAACCGGCACTTTGAATACTCGCGTCTGATCGAGGACATCGTAGAGGTACAGGCTTTGTCATCTCTGCGTCAGTTCTACACTGAAGACGCTGGTTATTCGCTGGCTGTACAGGTTGACAATGACCTTCACGCGGCTGGTACTGGCTTTGGTGACGGTGGTGCTGTTGTATTCAGCCCTGCTGCTACTGATTATCAGCACACTGGTTGTTTCTTTAATGATAACGGCACTACCACTCAGTACACTGATGACACTCTGGTAGCTGGTGATGAGTTCACGGATGCGTTTTTCCGCGACATGATCCAGAAGCTGGATGACAACAACGTACCGATGGAGGGTCGTAATCTGATCGTTCCACCCGCAACGCGCAAAGCGATTATGGGCATTGATCGGTATGTATCATCAGACTTTGTATCTGGTGGCACAGTCAATAGTGGGTTGATTGGTAACCTGTATGGCGTAGACGTTTATGTTTCCGCTAACTGCAGAACCATTGAAGCGGCTGCTGATAATACCGCATCAAGTGTTGATACTCGTGCGGCACTGCTTTTCCATACAGAAGCTGTTGTTATGGCAGAGCAAATGGCTGTACGTTCCCAGACTCAGTACAAGCAGGAGTACTTGTCTACTCTGTACACCGCAGACACCCTTTACGGTGTTCAGGTGTATCGTCCTGAAGCTGGATTTGTCTTGGCAGTTCCATCTGCCTAATCAACACGGGGGCTTCGGCCCCCTTTCTTCTTTTCAGGCTGGGAACTACCAATGGCTAACTACACTAAGACTACTGACTTTGCAGCTAAGGATACCCTTCCAGGTGGTGACACCAATAAGGTTGTTCGCGGCACAGAGTTTGAAACAGAATTTGATGCTATATCGACTGCTATTGCTACTAAGTCTGATACGGCAGGCCCGACTTTTACCGGCACAGTTACCATCCCCACTGTTGATATAAACGCAGGGGCTATTGATGGCACAACGATAGGCGCTTCTTCAGCAGCCGCCGGTACTTTTACAAACCTTGTTGCCGCATCTGCCGACATNAANGGNGGTACGGTAGATGGCGCTACGATTGGTGGCTCATCTGCTGGCGCAGGAACATTTACTAACCTAACTGCTAGTGGGACGGTCAACTTTAACGGCGCTACTGTAAGCAATCTTGGAACTATTACGACCGCCAACTTAGATGGTGGCACAGCAGATAACATTGTTATTGGTGGTTCTACTGCGGCGGCAGGCACGTTTACTACGCTTGCGGCTACATCAGCCACGGTTGGTGGGGCGGCTGTATTAACTAGCGTTGCCTTTTCTAATCTTGAAGCTAGTGCAGTAACTACATCTGGGGAAACATTTGCAGATAGNGATACTCAGATACCAACCAATGCGGCTGTAAAAGACCACGTTGAAGCCGTTATCCCAACGCTTACTGTTACGGAGGCATCTGTTACGGCACACCAAGCTGCACTAGCTATTGCTGCTACTCAGCTTACCGGCAACATTACTGTGCCAGGTAATGTGAGGCTTGCGCCGAGTGGCACTAATTTTACAGAGTTATACGGCAATACTAATGCTGGTGCGATCCGATTTAACTGCGAGTCTAATGCTCATGGCGTAACTCTCAAAGGTCCACCACATTCAGCGTCGGCTACATATAGTTTAGAACTTCCTAATTCTGATGGAACAAGCGGGCAGGCATTATTAACAGATGGCTCTGGTAAGTTGTCGTTTGGGGCCGCAGGAATCAACACGGGTAAAGCCATTGCTATGGCTATAGTTTTTGGATAGGAGATAGAAAATGGCCGCACCAAACATTGTAAATGTTGCAACCATTACGGGAAAAAGCGCCGTTGTTAATTTGTCCACGACCAATGCCACTGCGGTAGTTTCTAACGCCGCAAGCTCTGGCAAGGTTTTTAAAGTCAACTCAATCTTGGTTTCTAATGTTGATGGCTCGGTCGCAGCAGACATTACTCTGTCGTATTACTCAGAGGATGATATTGGCGGGACAGCTACAGAGCTATTAAAAACCGTATCAGTGCCGCAAGACTCAACGCTTGTAGCCTTTGACAAGAACACGGCCTTTTATCTGGAGGAAGACAAGAGCATCGGTGCGACCGCCAGTGCTGCGAACGATCTAAAAGTTTTTGTTAGCTANGAAGAAATTAGCTAGGTCTGAACCATGAAGTTCCTGGGCAAAGACCCCAACATTATTGATGCTTACTACACCGCCACGGCTGAAGGTGCGATTACGGCTGGAAAGCCTGTAATTGTTGAGGCTGATGGTGATGTGACGGAAATAAGTGCCACCGGGGGCGGTCAAGATTTAGGTAGTGCGGTAGTTTTTGAATCGGCAAGTGTTAGGTTTTTAGGGTCTACTTTTGATTCTAACGAAAATAAAATTGTCATAGTTTACAGAGACGCTGGCAACTCTTTTTACGGAACTGCTGTGGTCGGAACTGTAAGCGGCTCTACCATATCTTTTGGGACGCCCGTGGTTTACAACAGCGCTAATTCTTCATACAACGCCACTACTTTTGACTCTAACGCCAATAAAGTAGTGGTTGCATACAGAGATGCTGGAAACTCAAACAGGGGAACTGCCATTGTCGGCACCGTTAGCGGCACAAGCATATCCTTTGGCTCGGAGGAAGTTTTTGAAACCGGCGAAACCTACCCGATTGCGGCTACTTTTGACAGTTCCAATAATAAAGTTGTTATAGCCTATGGCGACGAAAGTAATTCAAGCAAAGGTAAGGCTATCGTAGGGACGGTAAGCGGAACGTCTATCAGCTTTGGCTCAGAAACTGAGTTTAACTCTGGTAGTACACCCGGCAATCAAATAAGTGCTTCTTTCGACTCTAATTCTAACAAAGTGGTTATAACCTATAGAGATGGTGGAAACTCTAATTATGGCACCGGAGTCGTTGGGACAGTCAGCGGCACGAGTATTTCATTTGGATCAGAAACTGTTTTTGACAGTATTTACATTGATAACACAAGCTCTACTTTTGATAGCAGTAACAACAAAGTAGTCGTCTCGTATCAGCGGGTTAGTGCTACTGATATTTATGCGGTTGTTGGTACTGTTAGCGGCACAAGTATTAGTTTTGGCACTCCTGCGGAAGTAGATGACTCTGCTGGATCGTATTCAGGGATAGTATTCGATAGCGTCACCAATAAAGTAATCGTGTCTTTTGACGATAACTCAAGTTCTAACGGGCAACTTCGTCTGGGCACGGTAAGCGGAACTTCTATTAGCTTTGAAGGTGCCGTGACGTTTGAATCTGGAGAGGTGGACTACATCTCATCAACCCTTGATTCAAATTCAAATGCCGCAGTTATTGCTTACAGCGACGCGGGAAATAGTAATTATGGTACTGCTGTAGCTTTCAGAGCCGCAGCGAGTAACCTCACCTCAGAAAACTACATAGGTATCGCAGAATACGCAGCGTCTGACACAGAAACAGCGACCGTGCTTATTAAGGGCGGCGTCAGCACCACACAGTCAAGCCTGACACCTGGTCAGACATATTTTGTCCAGGGTGACGGTACACTCGGACTGACAGCAGATGATCCAAGCGTTACCGCAGGCACG